TGCTAGAGATATAGAAGAGCAAGTTCATGCTGATGGTGCTTTTGATAGAGAAATTGGAAGGTTAAGAGTAAAAAGAAATATGTTTTTATCTGAAACGGACTTTTACGCTTTGTCAGATGTAACTATGTCAGAAGATATGACAACATATCGTCAAGCATTAAGAGATTTACCTGCTGGCTTATCTACTGTTGAAGAAGTTGATACTGTTACATGGCCGACTAAACCATAAGCATAGGATAAATTGCTATGCTACAAAAATTAAAATTTCTACCAGGATTCAACAAGCAGGTTACTGCAACCGGAGGCGAAAACCAATGGATAGGCGGAGACTATGTTCGTTTTAGATATGGAACGCCTGAAAAAATAGGAGGCTGGGCACAATTAGGCGATCAAACGCTGACTGGAAGAAACACGGCGCTTCACCATTTCGTCAACGCCAGCGGAATTAAATACGCGGCCCTTGGAACAAACAGAATTTTATACGTGTACTCTGGAGGAGCTTTTTACGACATTACTCCTCTTAAAAGTACAACGACTTTAACCAGTGCATTTACAACAACACAAAGTGATGCAACCGTTACCATTACTTTTTCATCTGATCATAATATTTCCAAAGGAGACATTATTCTTTGCGATAATTTTAGCACTATTACCGATTCTGATTTCGCTGCTTCTGATTTTGACGATGTAGTTTTTCAAGTGGCAACCGTTCCAACTTCTTCAACGATTACCGTTGAAATGGGATCCAATGAAAGCGGATCGGGAGCGTCTACATCCGGAGGCATAAGAGTTAAACATTATTATTCAATAGGACCTGCAGTTGAAGCATCAGCAGCTGGTTGGGGACTAGGACTCTGGGGCGGAACAGTTGCTGGAGAAATTACAGATACTTTGGATGGTGCTATTGATGCTGATGATACAAGTTTAACTTTAGATAGTTCATCATCAATGCCTTCATCAGGAACACTTTTAATTGACAGTGAGCGTATGACTTATTCAACGAATACAACAGGAACAAATACCATATCAGGAATTACAAGGGCAGTGGATAATAGTACAGCCGCAACGCACTCGGACGGAGCAACGGTTTACGATGCATCCGACTACACGAAATGGGGCGCGTCGCAAACAGGTGACGTAATCACGGCTCCCGGTCTATGGCACCTGGACAATTTTGGAAATAAGCTTATTGCAACTATCGTGGATAGTGCAACTTTTGAATGGGATTCAGATGCAGCAGGAGCAACCTCTACACGGGCAACTATTGTTGCCAACGCTCCAACGGCTGCAAGACAGACACTAGTTTCAACACCCGATAGACACTTACTTTTCTTTGGAACGGAAACGACGATTGGAACCACATCAACGCAGGACGACATGTATATTAGATGGTCGGACCAGGAAAGCATTGACGCTTCAACCTCGTACGCTCCATCGGCAACCAATACTGCCGGCACGCAAAGACTGGCCGACGGAACACGGATCATAGCGGCTATCAGGGGACGTGATGCAATTTATGTTTGGACGGATCACGCTTTATTTATCATGAGATTTGTTGGCGCTCCTTTCGTATTTTCATTTCAGCAAGTTGGAACGGGATGCGGGCTTATAGGAAAAAACGCAGCGGTTGAGGTGGACGGTTCAGCCTACTGGATGTCGGAGAATGGATTCTTTAGGTATACGGGTAAACTGGAATCACTGGCGTGCCTGGTTGAAGACTACGTTTATGATGATCTTAATACGGTTCCAAGAAATCATATTTTTGCAGGACTAAACAATTTGTTTGGCGAAGTGACATGGTTCTATCCAGGAAGCGGTGCTGCATCTAACAACAGATCGGTAACTTATAACTATATGGATTCAACATCAGAGAGACCTGTATGGACTACGAGCACGTTGGCAAGAAGTGCATGGTCAGACTCACATATATTTGGCAAGCCTCATGGAACGGAATATGACTCAAGCGCAACAAGCGATTCAACCGTTGGCAATACCGATGGCGTTACTTATTATTATGAACATGAAACAGGAAATAATCAAATTAAAGATGGTGCAGGTTCTGCTATTGCTGCAAGCATTGAGTCAGGAGATTTTGATATAGCAGCGACACGGGAAGGCGGGGCGGATACCAGAGGAGACGGCGAGTATATGATGAAAGTTAGAAGAGTGCTTCCTGATTTCTTACAGCAAACTGGTGATGCAAGAGTGACTTTGAACCTGAAGAATTATCCAACGGACTCGCAGGCGAGTTCATCACTTGGACCTTTTACAGTTACAACCAGCACAACAAAAATAGATACAAGAGCGCGCGCACGTGCTATATCATTGAAGGTTGACAATACAAGTACCACGCAACACTGGAAACTTGGAACGTTTAGACTAGACATACAACCGGACGGGAGAAGGTAATGCCTTTTAAATCAGAAGCACAACGAAGATACCTATGGGCCAGAGAGCCAAAAATCGCCAGAGACTGGACGGATACTTATGGAAGTCGGATTCAAAAAGAAAATGGTGGCATTACGAGATTAGGTTTTCAGAATGGAAATAATGTGGATGAAGAACCATGGTGGAGAAGAGGTTTAGGCAAAGGTTTAGCAAGCATAGTTGGCCTTGCTTCTGACATTCCATTTCTAGGGTCTTTAGTAACAGGTTTTCCCAATACGGCTGAAGAAGATGCTATGGAAGCTTTATACGGAGGAAATAAAGTTATGGAGGGTCCAATGGCCGGTTACAATACTTCTTCTGCATTAGGCAAAGGTCTACCATATGCTACTCAAAAAAGAATTGATTTAAGAAGAAGCCCAAAAACTATGGCCAGAATTTTTAAATTTGACAAAGACAGACAGCGTAGATTTGAACTGAATACTCAAAAACTAGAAGCTGAATTACGAAAACAAAAAGATGCATTGCAGGCACAATCGGCTCAAGTTCCTACGGTTTATAGAGATACACAGGGAATACAAGGCGAAGGGCCAAGAGCACATACTCTTTCAGAACTTCAAAATCGTCAAGCAGCAGAAGAAAGAACTGCAAGTAGAGTAGGACCAGAGGGACAACGAGCTTATGGTTTAGCCAGAGGAGGCATAGCAAATTTATGGCAAGGATAATACAATCACTGACACAGCCCCTTGAGAAATACGATCAACAGATTCAACAATCATTTGTACGGGACGTAGACAGTATAGTACAAAAATTAAACACATCCTTTCAACAGGATTTAAAAGACGAGGCGGAAGCGGAAGCTTTCTTTATGGCATAATGGCAAATACATTCGTAAACAAAAAGGTAGATTTAACGAGCACTAGCGCAACGACACTATACACTGTACCCACAGCAACAACAGCCGTTATTAAATCCATACTCGTGTCCGAAGATTCAGGGAACGCGGATACAATAACGATTACATTAACCGATACTGATGACGCCGTTTTCAGCCTATTTAGCGTTAAAGCAATCTCGGCCAGCGGAACATCAGAATTATTATCTGCGCCTTTAGTGGTTGCAGAGAGCGAAATTATAAAAGTAACCGCAGCAACGGCCAACAGACTACACGTCGTACTGTCTGCGCTCGAAATTAAGCCTAGGATTGTTACAACATAGGCTTGATTTATGTGTACAAACAAAGTAATATTATAAACTCAGGTGAAATCCCTGCCCTTTAACAACTACACAAAATTATGGCTATAGATTACGGAATTACATCATTAGATACAGGCGCATCAGATATTAAATATACAGGTGACGAAGGCCCCAGATCTCCAGAAGAAAACAGACGAATAGCTTCAGCTATATTAGGTGATGAATCTGGAGACATCGCAAGTGAAATATGGAGTGGTATGTCTTCTTCAGAAAGAAATGAATGGGGAAATATTGAGAATTTTATAAACAGCGACGATTTTAAAACTATATTAATAAATTTACAAACAAGAAGAGGACCTGGAAACATGAAAATGGCCTCTGCTGATCCTATACTGCAAGAGCAATATGATCAGTACGTATTTGATCTACAAGAAAATAACCCTGGAGCTAGACCCATGTCAATTGAAGCGTTTCGTGAACAGGCTATATCAGGTATGGCCGGTGGCGGAATCGCGAGACTGGGATTTTATCAGGGTGGTGGTCCACATCGTGATGGTCCATCGGGAGATGCATCGGGAGGTAGCGGAGAAGGTCAAGGAAGATCAGGAGCACTTCAACAAATAGCTAAGGCTTCAGCACGAACAGCCAGACCTCCACAACTAGGCGGATCAGGAACTGCAGCACAATTTACAGGAGTGCCTTTAGGTCGACAACAAGGTCCAGTTACAACGGGTGGAGCATCTCCATTTGCGTATACTAGACCACCAGTTATGGACATGAAAAATTTAATAACCAGAAGAAGAAATATAAATCCTATATATCCTGGTAGGGATGATGTAACTTATCCGTGGAGTGATAAAGATGATGAAAGTATAGATAGTATTTTTGCTAAAGGACCAGTAGATTTACATTTACCTTATCACGGTCCTGGACAGTGGGATTATTCAACTTTTCCTCCAGTCAATACACCTGACACACCTGAAATATTAAATTTTGCTTTTAAAAAAGGTAGCCTGCTAGATAAGAAAATAAACCAAGCATGGAATTCTTATAAAGAAACTGGTTTCGGTTTAGATAATGTAAAAACTTTAATGGAAATGGATATAAAAAATAAAGAAAAAAAAGGAGACCCTCTTTCATTACCTTCAGAGGCATATAGACTGTTAAGTGCCCAAGGCGGAATCGCGAGACTGGGATATAAAAGAGGAAGAGTTGTAGAGCCAGGAGGATATCAAGGTAATCCACATCTTGATGATCCAC